ATTGCTGACATACATCCTAGCAGTTCTTTAGGTGAGAGTGCGAGACTGTTCATTTGTGAATTTCTGGCATTGATCGGTGTGTTCCTGTATTGTAGCAGATTTTGGTTTGTCGTGTGCGTAATAAATTAAAATCTCCTCATACATATTTTCATCGTAATTACTGTGTTTCATCGGTCTTCGATCGGTGGTAACATCTCATTTCCTGGGTGGTCATTGGTTTTTCCCTTGTAATTCTTTACATTTTTAAAGGGAGAATCATCTATTTCTAGATCATCCCAATCACGTGAATACACCAGTAAACAACATTTATTCATAGGATGTCTTGATCCTTCTGGATTGGGTTTCTCTGAAATACAGAGAGTAATATACTCTTCTGATACAAATTCGATTGTACCTGTGAAATCCTTATACCGTGCAGGCATACCAATTTCAAGAGATTTGAGTACGTTTCTAATTTCCAATGGGATAGACTCCGAAATGAATAAAGGTGTTGACATTAATCCTGTTTCAAATGTAATAAATCAGTAATCAAATTCACCTCATTAAGTGTTTCGCTTAATGTGATGTCATTGATTTGTCCATTGTGATGTCTCTTATGTAGAGACGAAATGTACAACAGTATCGCTTTGCGTAAAACTGACTGCTGTGTGTTGTTAAGCATTCTGGTTTTTAAGAACATCGCTCCCCCAAGCGAACGTATATACTATTTACAATAGTGGAATAAGTGAGAACTGATCGTCAGGTAAATCTGACTGAGTATGAATATCGAACCCTAAAGTAATACGAGGTGTGTTAAATTCCTCGTGAACTACAACTCTGTGTTGCCTGTCCCACCCAGGCCCAAAGTACACATTGCCCACTTCATTCTTTATATTGTAGAGTGGTTTACCGTCTTGTCTGAACTCGGTTGTAGTGTTGTGTGGTTCGATACTAATATAACCGTGGTAATCAAATTTGTGATCGTGCCACTTTAACACCTGATCGGGTGTGTGGTAGTTCATCCAACATTGAAACCATAATGGTTCATCAGTTTCAAGAGTGCTTCGCACAATAGTTTGAAGATCTCTGTTCAATAACCAGAATAGCGGACTCGGGGACGTAAGTGCGAATATGTTATAGAACCGATACCCAGAATGCTGGTTTTTGCCCCAATTCTTGATAAAATCCTCATCTTCCTTGCGTTTTTCATCATAATCGAATAGAGTAGGAAGATTTCCGATTGTCAATCCTTTATCAGTCAGCGATGAATCGAATCCTGTAAAAGTATTTTTGAAGAGACGATATGCTCTTCCCAATTGTGTGATCATTTCATCCTGTTCGTGGACGATACAGGGTGATCTCCAGAGAGTCCAATCCTCTCCAGTTTCAAGTAAGGTTGCCATAATTAGGATTGTATGAGGAACGAATGTCTGTGGGTGTTTTCTCACTCACATTTATATTTACCACTAAACGTGGATTGAGTGTTGAGTAGGATGAACTGTGAAATAGATCACCCTTGAAAGCAACCGCTCTGCCCTTCTTAGGGGTGATTCGCTGCTTTTCAGTCCAAGCGTCCTTGTCAACCATTGCAGGGTATTCAAAGGCATCCTGAGTCCTCTCATTGTAGATGATTGTATCACCGTCAGTATCATTTAGATAGTAGATTATATTCCAAGAGTTAGGAACGTAACTATCAATGTGTGGCATTTGAACTTGATTGCATCCCATTGCAGGAACTGCATTGATTCTCATCCGTAGCAAACATTCAGCACTCAATGCTTCACGGAACTGAAGAGCGAGCGGCATAAACCCATTTGTAAGTGTTGAGCAATGTGATTTGTCACCGTACTCAATTTCATACAAATAATGTAAGTTAGCGAACCCATTGCGAGGGTCACCAATAAACTCGGGGATGTCCGTGATTGCATTGTCCTTACGATACCAAGCAAGATCTGGATTGTTTGCACATAAGAGTAACCAGTCTTGATATACTGGTGGGATTATATCCTCAAAGACGATTACATCATCTAGTTTCTTATATGCTGTGTCAAATGGATTGCTGACTGTCAGTTTCATTATGTGTAATAGGGTGATGTGTTGATCATTGATTGTTCATTCTGGATTTTCTCACTTGCTGTTTCCCAAGGTGCTGCCAACATCGGACGACCGTCCCATTTATTGTCAGAGTATCTACCATCTTGATCCACATAAGATACAAATGCCTGTATCTGTAGATCTCCCTGATATTTTGGTCTCCAATGAAAATCTTTATGTCCTCTGAATACAATCATATCACCTTGATTCATCAGTAGGTCATACGATTTACCATCAATTTCGATGTAAAAGGGCCAATTAGTTTCGTCTCTTGTTACACATATATTTCCTACCCATTCACCACTCGTTCTGTCTCTATGTCGTACCAGATTCGTGCCTTTAGTATATACTCTAGCGTAACTAAATGTCTGCCATAATTTACATCTAACCACGTCCTCAATCTGTTTCTTAATTACCTGTCCCATTGCTTCAAAACATACTGGTGAGTACATTGCAAAGGCACCTGGCATTATGGGATCGCTTGTGGGACCTGAAGTTGTCGCTTCAATTATGTTTTTAATCATAATGAATTCGTGCTTCAAATGTTCACAAGTTTCCTGTGATAATGCATTACGAATTCGCCAAAGTTTACCGTTGGCAAATTCTTCGATTTTCTCGTCAATAATCACTTCCATTTAATGTTTGTTGTTTATAAGATCATCAGCGATTCCGTGGAAGAAACCTACTATAGTTAGGCGAGAATCGTGTACATCTTTTCCGAAGAAATCCATACCACCGTGAAACTTTCTACCATCAAATAGTAAGCAACGATTGTATCGACTTTCAACACTAATTGATGTTTGATACATCGCATTACATTCTTCTCTATAGGTATCATATGCTGCTGCCGATTCAGTATCATCCTGAGCAAGTAATTGTTTCTTGAATTCATCTTCGAAACCTTGTCCCTTAAAATGTGGTGGCACATCGTAGATGGTTGTACCACGATCAGGTACAACTCCATCATTCAAATAGATAACCAGACCGACACCTAAGTGTGGTGGGTCTGAATGAATCCATCCACGTTTGTTGTTACCATCACACACGTGAAATGCAACATCAGCAATATCAAATGCGACGAAAGACGGTAGATATGCTATAACCTTTCTGCATATGATTTCGTGTAGGATAGGATCAACTCCGTCAAGAAGATTCGACCTCATCCCAGGCCAATTGCCCTTGTTGGGGTGATCATAGCACCGAAAATACTGTTGCTGTTTCGCTAAGTTAACGACCAACGATGGTGTCTCGAAAAAATTATCGATTACGATGGTTGGGCAATACTCTTCTACAAACTTCATTTTCTAAACCAAGGGAAAGGGCATTTCTTTTCTTTCTCACCAAAGATAATATCTTTAGCAAGGAACGGTGTGAATTGTTTTACTGCCAGACGTTTATGCATCTGCAGTAACATTTCCTGTGGTGGTACTGATTTGGTTAACTTGAATGACTCTCGTAGATCTCCTTCTTTATAGAAAGCGAATTTATAAATTGGGTCACCGCGTTTAATCTTTACATCCTGTTCAGAATCACATACATTGATACCGAAAGATATAGGTCGGCACCAATCAGATAGATTGAACCAACCGTTTACTATTGTAAAGTTATTGTTTCTACTTGTCAAGGGATAATCTCTTGCTTCTACCCATACACCTTTCGATTTTGTCCACAACAATAATTGTGGTACTGAAATCTGTAGAGTCTTGATAGGTGGTTCTAAATCTTCTACCTTCAAATATTTCTGAATCTGCTGATCATTCAATTCTTTTACTGTAATATATCCTTCCTTGTTGATTACGATTGTCAAGTCCTTCGGATTGTACATAATAAACTCACGTGAGTTCTTATGTGTCCAAGCAGGACATTGCATATATGGTACGAATTTGTTTCCTTCGTACTCATCAATAACTTTCTTGGGTTCAATACCAATACCATCCAAACTTAGAGGTGAATCCCAACAGTTTAGAATGTCTTGACCACCGTCATACTGGTAGTAAAAGATCTCAATGCTCATAATTAAAATTTAGTGTAATTCTGTTTGTAGACTGTGTGGGATTCTGCGATGCGTGGTAAATAGAACCATCAAAAATAATGACTTTACCTGCCTCTGGTTTCTCTCTCCTTATTTCCTTGTCTTCTTCATCAAAAAATACAGTTTCACCGTCTGCTGAGTTCACATAATATAGTGCAGTAGTGTGTGGTCTGTTCATATCCACGTGTGGCATATTATGTGGTGACTTTAGTTCACCTTGTGGTAACAATAGTCCACCCTTGATCCTAAACAGATTGTACTCGTGTGTCTCTACGAATGAAAACAGTAGTGGCATTATGATGTTACAAAACTCTGAGTGAGTATTTGTTTCTGCATCGAAAAACAAATGTGCGAACCCCTGAGTTCCATTTGCATTTGGAAATCGGTTTCGCACTTCATCAGTATCTCTGTATGTGACATCCTCAAGGTAACCCCAAGGAAATCCAACATCTAACATCATTTGTTTGATCCTCTTCTGATATACAGCAGGGATCACATTACGAATAACTCGCATTAGTAACTCTGTTCACACTCCTCTAAGTTTTCTGAAAGGCATTCCATCGAAATGCTATCTGTATGATACGAATGGTAAATTCTTCCCCATACTACATCGAATTCTTCTTGGTTCAAGTCTTTGAATAAAACTTTACCATTGTAATAGACGTGGTACGATTTAGACATTGTTACTCCTCCGTTTCATTTTCCTCTGATACATTACCAATAATTTCCATTTCTGGATCTGCAGCATCAATTTCTGCCATAGGCATATTGACATCTGTTTCATCACCCATTATATCACGTTTCACAATAAAGAGTGCATCGATAGCACCCTCCAATCTAGATCTCTGAGCATATGCATCAGATCTCTTTTGAAACTCAACTGTGGTGACACCGTATGGATTCAGTTTCTTGTTAGAGAACTCTGTATCGTAGTTGTCGATAATTTTATCAACTTCCCCCTTTTGAAGATGGAAGTTTTGGATCAATTCATCAAGTGTAAGACTCATCGGTCAATTCCGTTGCTGTGGTGTTTGATCGCTCTCATAGCACGAGCGACTTTGTGCGATACATCGTCATCGTTAGGATACTCTGCCTTCAATGAGTAATTGAAAGCATTTTCTAGATCCCAATCTTCAGTCGTTGCATTATCTATACGAATATCATACCAACTCTTGTCAAGTGTTTCTCTTGGCATTGGTATGAATTGTGCTAGTGGTGTCCCTGCCTTAACTAGAGTTTCACCATCTAGAACGTGCCAGATAAGTTGCACGTTAACTTGCATAGCAAATCTTGGATCATAGATCCCTGCAGTTGCTTCGAAACGGGACTCATTGTTCCAGTAAACGGGTGTCTGCAGAAAAATAATATCATCACTTGCTCTCACTCTCCACGGTGTTTCAAGTTTGATAATGTGTGCAAGTGATTCACGTGGACTGTCTACCAAGGGTACAGTTTGGTCTGGTGGATGATCACCAACAAAATTCGCGTGTCTCGTGAACATTGTAGGAATCTCATACTCATAACCAACTCCATCACCGTTTGTACGAATGATGAAATCCATTGGTGCTACTACAACATAACCCATACGAGTGATCTGTTTCAGACCTGGGCAATTTGCCACATTCATATTACCCCGAAAGGGGCATTTCTTATTTCGCTCTTCCTTAGATTGCCAACGTCTTCTCACGGAACTCGTTGGTATCAAAGGATAATTCTCGACTAACCCTGGTTCTAGAGAGAAGAATCGCAACCAAGGTTTCTTTTTCTTATTCCTCAGGAAGTTGAACATTGTCTTCACCATAAATGTTTTCAAGTAAGAATTCATAATGTGTTGGAACTTCATCTGACTTGACGAATTCCTCAACCTCTTTAATGTAATCTAGACGCTCATTTCCAACGTGAGTGAGTTCTTCAACGTTTCCATATCCATTGAACCTAGTTCCCAATCTCAGTCCCATACCTGCAGCGATGAAATTCATACCTGCAACGTTTGCTCTGAGTGGTCTACCAAGATCTAGAATATCTCCCATCCTCTCATACTCATCGTTCACCTTGATGTTACCATCAAACTGTTCGAGCATATACTCACATCTTTGTGATGCGTGTCTCCAGTATGGATTATCAGTTCGTTTGCTTAATGCATAGTGCATTGCTACGAAATGACTGAATCCAATGACCTCACGTTGTGCAGCATAATTGAACCATTGACGCTCAATACCTGACACATAACCCTGACGACGATTGAGAACATCAACCAGTCTAAGGATATTCTCGTGAGTTGTCAACAGACCAGTGGATTCTAATGGTTCGATGAAACCATATGACATCCCGATTGCTACACAATTCAACTCCCACGCTTTCTCTCTATATCCGTGCTTAATATCAATTAGTTGGATTTCATATTCTTCTGGTTCCAGATCAAACTCTTGTTCAATCCAAATTTCGAATTCCTGTCTTGCTTCTGTTTCCATAGCAAAACGTGATGACCAACAGTATCCAACTCCGATTCTATCCCACAATGGAATAGTCCACATCCAACCAGTATTTGCACCGCGACAGTCTGTCACGTTGTGCATCTTTTCCTCACGTTGTTTCTGATTCTGGTAAGGAATACGAGCGAAGAATGCTTTGTCGTTTGGTAGATACTTCTCGAAACTAATATGACGTACAGACATCATATCCTCAATGAGTGCACCCTTAAATCCTGTGCAATCAATGAACAGATCTCCCTGTACTCCGATAGTTTTCTTATCTGCGTCTAGTTTTACTGCTAGTTGTTTGATGACTCTGTTACTTTGAGATGGTGATCCACCTGCAGTAACATCTTTGACCATTCCTCGTACATCACCTGTGATGTGTGTGAATCTATCCTGTTCAGCGAACGGATAACATACATCAGTCTTTAAGTATTCGCCGAATCTGTCAGCATCAATATGGTAGGCAGTATCACTAGCAAAATCAAAATCCCTAATTCTCCCATCTTTGTTATCGTATTCTTTGTTATGTTCTGCCATACAGGTATTGCCTGCCAAGTAATACTTAGCAAATAACTCTGGCGGGAACTCATCAGGATATAGTCTTTGAAGATCAAAGAAATCTTGAATATCGTTCTTACAATTATATAGATCTGCAGGTCCAAATGGATACTGAAATGTAGATCCTACTTCACGAAAGTCTGTAAATTGAATACTGTTCTTATATGTTGCTCCTACCTTAGGCATCCAATCTACATCTTTAAGACCGAGTGCTCGCAAATACTTATTAAACTGTCCAATAGTTGATTCACCAACTCCGACTGGTTTATACTTCTTAGATTCGACCAGTACAACGCTGATCCAAGGGCACAGTTTCAAGAGTGCTGCTGCAGTCATCCATCCAGATGATCCACCACCAACAATCACAACATTGTTAACTTGCATAATTAAGATTCTTCTTTCTTATATAGGGTAGATTGATAATACTCCAAAGGGGTTGGATAGTCTGGATCTTGCTTGGTTAAATGATCCATAAACATATCATCAAAGTCGGGTGATTCGTAACCATCGTGTCTGGCAATAACATCGAACCTATCAGGAATTATATCATATTCGTACCCACCTAGCAAGTAGAGAGCACCCTCGGATAGATAATTGAGGTTTCCGATCTGTTCAAATCTTTGTGTCAAAACATCAGGGAACTCCGATTGGAAGTTCATCTGATTATAATGCTTCCAGAATGGTGTGTCACTCCTAGGACTCAAACAGTAATGTGCTAGTACAAAATCCTTGAATGACTGTAGTCTCCTCTTCGATCCCCAGTTGAACTGTTCTCTTATGAAACCATTGTAATAGTCAATCTCTCTAGGAAGAACCTGTATCAGATTAAATAAGAACTCGTGAACTGAATATAATCCACCTGATTCTAGTGGTTCAATGAAACCACCTGCCAATCCAATAGATACCACATTCTTTTTCCATATCTCCTTTCTTACACCTGTAGGGAACTTAAGGAATCTAAACTCTTGATCATCACCTACACCTAAATGCTGTTTGAATTCTGTTAATGCATCCTCTTTCGATTGATGACGGGATGAGAATACATAACCCGTGCCAATTCGTGACCACGTGGGTGCTCTCCATACCCATCCACTGCTCATTCCTGTGCAGTTTGTGTATGCAACTAACTCTTTTGCTTTGTCTTTATATGGTATTCTCGTTGTCCACGCTGAGTCACACATCAACTCATCTGTACCATTAATATCTGAATTCCACGCTTCCCACGTACTTCCTACCTCATTGCTGAGAATTGCATCAAATCCTGTACAGTCTATAAAAAGGTCTGCATCGTACCGATCGCCACCAGAAAGGCAAACTCCGCTAATCCCGTCCACGCTGGATTCAATCGAGACGACTGTATCTTCAATGAGTCTAATACCTTTAGGAATTGCATAGTTGTGTTTTAGATATTCTGCAAAGGAAATAGCGTCGAAATGGTAACCGACATTGAAGTGAGTGAGATCAGGAATGAGTTTCCCATTTTCTGAACTACGGACTGTATCTGAATATATCAGACCCCAAGTCATACTGTCAACTTTTCCGATCTTTCTCCAAGTGTAGTAGTCAGCAACCGATGCAGGTCCCTCTGTCTTCCCAAATGGATAATGGAATGGACCTTTTGGATTAAAGTTCTCAAACCGTACGCTATGTTTGTATGTGGCATCACATTTAGGCATCCAGTCGGAATCTTCCAATCCCAGATACCTAATAAAAGTATTAAAAAATTGCGTTGTCGCTTCCCCTACACCAATTCTAGGTTTTGTAGGAGATTCGATCAACACAATCTCTTTTGTATTACCAAAATGTTTCGCTAGTACACTAGCAGTCATCCACCCTGCACTGCCGCCACCGACAATACAGATTTTATGTAGTTGCATACCAAAAAGTTAAAGTTCTTCGTAGGTTCTTCCCCAGTTAGAATATCTCTCCCAACAAGGTTGTTCTTTCGATGATAGTTTACAGGGTCTTCCGACTCCAGGCTCTACAGCGTCAGACATAAACTCAGCGATCTCTTCCTCAGTCATTGTAGGATCCATTGGTTCCTCAACTGATGAAGGTTGTGTCGTATTGTCTTTAACTGTCTTCACGTGATTATACCAAAGAGCATCCTCTGCTGTCAATGCTCTGCCTGCTGCAAGGTCTTTGTAGAGCATATCTAATTGTGCCCCTACCTCACCATATGCCACTCTGCGAGTTGTTGCAGGGTCTGCATATGTTTCAGTTCTCTTAACCCAAGTCATATCTTCTGCCGAAGGTGACCATTCAAGAGTCCACACATTTGTAATATCATCAGGTGCATTTACCCACATCTGTGAGCAACCACGACCTAAGAATAATGCATATTCTTCCCCAGGTTCTACTACGTCAGCAACGTAACCTGTAAAATCCATTAATGCTTTTTTCATAGTGACCCCTTACTTGTAGTTGATAACAGTAACAACACCATACTTACCGTTTGAACCACGGAAAGAGTGGAAGTGACCACCTGAACCACCTGAACCATATGCTGAGTGATCTTGGTGGTTATGACTGAAGTTTCCACCATTTGGCCAACCAGCAGCAACCGATCCACCGAAGTGAGAAGGTCCACCAGTTCCACCACCGTGAGCAGCGTGGGACTGTCCACCACCACCCCAGATATTCAGGTCTCCACCAGAACCTTCTCGTCCTAGTCCACCTGAGTGTGAGTTATTACGTGCAGCACCGTGTCCACCACCTGCTGACATATAAGGACCGAATGAAGATGATCCTCCATCACCACCACGGTTGAAATACCAAGTACCTCCACCGCCACCACCAATCGTAATACCGACTGATGAAATGTTGGCAACTGACATCACACGTTCGGAGTAACCTCCTGCACCGCCTGATTCACCGTGACCAGCACCTCCACCACCGCCACCTTGACAGCGAACGTGAATATATTTTACGCCACTTGGTCTATTCCAAGTACCGTTACCAGTCCAGATTTGCATAGAACTGATGTTTTCTGAACTTACGTCTGTCCAAGACATTGACGATCCGTTCGTGGTAAGAAACTTACCTGATTGACCTGAGACACTAGGCACGATCTGACTAGATGAACCTGACATCGTACCATTAACGGTCAAGTTACTAACAGTCAGCGTACCATTAGCAGTAATATTACCAGATGCGAGGGTAAAACCACCAATGCCAGACAGGTCTCTAATAGATGCAACTTTGAGTGTGCTCATTTTTTCCTGTTAAAATTTCCTCTGATGTATTTATACATTATGTAGGTGGCACAGGGCGTGTGAAACCTGCAGGCAGATAAGGTTGATCTGCTGCCCACTGTGCGTCATCGGGATAGTATCCGTCGTGGTACACAACTGTACCTTCAGGATTGACTCTTTGAGCGGATGGATCCTCGTAATCGGGGATCGTAATATCCTCTCTATGTATTAGAGATTTCTCATTATCACCTGCCCACATTTGAACTGCGTATTTAACTTCAGGAGTTAAAGCAGGTAATGATGCTGTCAACTGATATTTAGAGTCACTCGATAAAATGTTATCAAGTTGTTGTGTGAAGACCTGTGTACCATCTGGTTTTGAAACTGAAATACCGATTCTTAAACCGTTATCCCATTTCAGTTTGTACTCTCCAAACTTTCTTACACTCATCTTAATGGTTACGTCTTTTGACTTTAGAGTCGAAAATCCACCACCAATAGTTGTGTTTTCGCCTATATCGAAAACTGCTGTAGCGACGTTAAAATTTTGGTAACCGTCGTCTACTGTCTTTGGGTCGTTAGTTGTTGCCATAATTAGATCAAATAACCAAGAGTTCCTATACCTTGTCCACCATTAGGTTGGGCATATCCTTGTCTGAATTGAGAAGAAGTGTCCCCTGGGGTTCCCCAGTCACCATTACTTATGGAACCACCGATGTGGTATGGAGAAGAAATCCAAGATGCACCTCCACCTCCACCAGCAGCACCATTACAATCACAACTAGGGTTTCCACCACACTGTCCAGCGTTGTAACCGCCGCCACCGCCGCCTCCACCAGAAGAATCGTTCCCTGGTCTGCCACACTCATCACCGTTGGTATCACCGTTACCACCCATTGCTCCACCCTGTGAACCGCACTGTCCGTTTGCTCCTCTTTGTCCACCTGCTCCACCAGAACCTGCTCCAGAGCAACCTTCACGACCTCCACCACCACCGCCGCCTGCTGCGACTGCGAGAATGTGTGTACTATCCATACTTACGCCCAATGGTGTGAAGAGCATAGTTGCTGCTCCTCCTCCACCACCACCTGCTGAACATCCACTACAAGATGCGTTGGTGCCACGACCGCCTGAACCATAACCTGATCCATTGGTACCATTACCGCCGCCACCCCAACATCCGTAGCAACCTGATCCACCGCCGCCGCCACCGCCGACGTAAACTCTCATTCTTCCACCTTGAGCGATCCAATCTGCCTGTACTGTAATCTCACTATATGACATACCACCTGCACCACCACCTGCTCCACCTTGTCCACCTGCACCGCCTGCAGCACCCCACAACCAAGCGTATAGAGTTGCACCTGCACCTGCATCAATGTATAGACTATTATCTCCTGTACTTGTAAATCTATGGAATCTGAAGTTCAGACCTTCATATGCTTGGTCAAAAACTGTTCCGTTATCTTGAGCAATAATTCTAGCAGCACTACCGCCACCTGCTCCTCCACCACGTGATGCCAAAGAGGAAGACAAGGGACTGAACATCCCAGAATAACCAATGTTAGTAGACATAATTATGCTTGATAATATCCAGTAGAAGAACCAAATATAGTGAATGATTGCTGAGCAGTGTTAGGTGTGTAGACCAATGCAAATGAGACAACAACATAAGTATCATCTTCACCCCAACTTGGTTCAGCACCACCTGACCAGTATATAGTTGTTGACTGTCCGTTAACGTTAACTGATGTGGGAATACCCTCACCACCTTGGTTTTTGATAGCAACAGTCATACCATATGCGTGTGCACCATCAGTAGGAACGTTAGTAAAACTGATAGTGAAATTACTACCACCAGTTTTGTTGATCCAGATTGAGTTTGAATTATTATAATCGTGAGTTATAGAACCACTTGATGTGTAATAGTAAACCTGCTCTTTTGTTTCACCATAATGAAGTGTACCAGTGAATGTAGCGTGTTGTGATTCAATATCAACAAATTCAGCGTATGACAGGTCATCGTCACCAAGTAGTGTCCAAGATGCACCATTCTCAATAGTAACAGTATAACCTGAGTTAATTTGAATTGGACCTGCTGAAAATCCGTTTGTGAATTCTACACCGCCGTTTGCAGTAGGACCGACAGTTAAGTTCTCTCCAATATTTGTACCGTTAGTTCTAATGATAGAACCTTCACCAATAGCAGGACCACCCCCACCAACATCAGACCACCCAGGGTTGCCTTGTGCGGCATCCTGTTTGTAGATCTGTGCCATATCTTCTGTCGTATTGTAGATGACAGTACCAAATGCAGGTGTGCCGAGGGCATTGACCTGTGATTGGTTAAGTGGCGGTAAATTTATTTGTTCGGAAATAGACCACGCTTCAACTAGACCTCTAGTTGTCGCTTGTATCTGATTACCATTAATCTTTGTTGACATAGGATCCTACTGCTCCTCTTCTATTTAGATGACTAGTTCCCTGATCTGGACCACATCACCAGTTGAGGGTGGAGTACCGATTGAGAAGTCAACAGCGTTGCCGCTAACTTGATAGTCAGTACCTGGGATTTGGGCGACACCATTCAAGAATACAAGAACAGAGTAAGAGGTATGCCCTGGGGAAATAGCAAAGGATGATGTTGACCCGTTACCATTGTATGTGACCCCGTTATTGTCATTAGCAAGACCTGTTGCAAGTCTATACTTATCAGCAGAACCATACTTACCAGTAACATCTAAGTCACCAGAAATGAATGTGTTACCACTGATCTTCATTCTATTGGATGCATCAGGTGCCATTCCAATACCATAGTTAGTGACACCACTGAACCTACGTGCAGTAATTGGTCCAGTATCTGTCATACCAAATTTGTACCAAGTTCCTGAATCGTAGATCCATCCAAGTGAATCACCTGACTGCCAGTCGATATTATAGATAATATCACCATCGTTAAATGCCAATGCAGCATCAATATCTGGTTGACCTGACCCATCATCTTCTGCAAGGAATGTCTGCTTTAGTACGGTACCATCAGTGTTACTATAAGTCAGTTTCAGAGTCTGAATATTCTCCTGAGCAGTAATTCTCTTCTGGAATGTAACTGGACCTGAGAATACAGATTCTAACTGGTTAGATGCACCACCAATAACAGTTAGTTTGTCAGTAAGAACAATCTCTGAGAATGTCTCAATAGTTGTACCTTCTTCACCCAACACGTTAAGTTGTGCAATATCTTCGTTAGTGATCTGACCTGTAACTGGGTTGATAACTTGGTTACCAACGAATAGTTCACCGTCAGAGTTAACACCTGAGTAGTATGCAACACCTGCTGCTTCTTTCAATGACTGCGACAGTCTGACCTGTGCAGGTGATAGAACTTCCACCTGTGTAGATGGGAATGCAGTTGAGTAGTTACCTGGCCCAAATCCAAGATATTCAAACGTGTGACCAGATGCTCTAAGGATGGAGTATCTTCGTAGTTCACATAGAATAGGAGCAACTGAGTTATCAGCGTTCAACTTCAGAGGGATCTTTCTCTCTTCTTCATCACCAAGGCGTCCTGTAACAACTATACTGTTCAGTGTATTAGATGTTGTGTTATATCCTAGGTTGTTTTCCTGTTCAAGTAAGAAGAACTGTGTTGTCTCTTTAGTGATAGAGAGTTTTGTGTTCTCATTAGGTGTAGGTGTGGCACCATCAGTGGTAGTAACAACGCCAAGAATGTCATTGTCAGCAACTGAGATAGCGGGACCTGGGTCTGCTACTGGGTTGTCTCTGTCAAATGCGGGGTATAGATCAACTGTCTGCTGTGAGAATGCGAAGTCATCAAAGTTAGATGTAGATGGAGCAACTGATGCATTCAGGAATGTCAGATAGTAAATACCATCCTTGAGACCTCTTTCAAATACTTGATAGACTTCTACTTCATAGATGTAGTATGTCTTGTCATATGCAGGTGAGTTAGTCTCTGAAGATCTAGGTTGTACCACGAAACCAGTAATGGGTTGTCTAGGAATCGGGAACGCATCCTTGTCCAGTACATATCTAAATCTGTAGATTCTATCTTTAAGGTCTCTTGCGTCGGGTACTCTTCTAATGAATGATGTCGGTGTGAATCCAAGATTTTGATACTGACTGTTAGCAATTAGAGTTGTATAGATGTCGTTCTGGTTTGAATCGACTTGTAGATACCAGTTAGACTGGTTAGCATCCCACTTGATAGGTGAGTTGTCATCACCTGGGGATGTACCTGTAACATCACCACCTGAAGGATCAATCTTCGCTGTGTGTGTTGTTGGTGAGTTTGCACCTGAAGCAATCAACAGAACGTTAATCTTGTCAGGTAGTGTAGGTGAATCTCTTCTAGCACCAATGGTATAACCCTGAATCTTAGAGGGTGGTTTACCTGTTTCGTTTGTATATCCGTAGAGGTATAATTTTGTAGGGTCTGCTGCAGCACGGATCTTATTAATATCAAATGTCACCCAGTTGATAGAGATCTCTGCTACGTCTGAAATATCTTTTGGTGGAATTACGTGTGTAATTTGACCTGCTTTATCTTTCGTAAATGATGCTGACTTAAATCCTTTACTTCGAAGAGACGTGTTACCGAAGTTACTGTTAGAGTTAGTAATCGAAAGGTCACCACCACTATCTGAGAAGAAGTGATCACCAAATCCAACAGCGAACACAGAAACGACCTGAATGAAAGCATCATTACTTGCTTTAATGTGGACGTGTCTCCATCCTTTTCTGTACTTACATAGTCCGTTAATATGTGCGCCAGATCCGCTTGCTTGTGCTTCATAGTTTCCTGTTGATGGATTATATAATACGAATGCTCTGTCGTCCTTCTGTAGTGAAATACCAGTGAACTGAGCAACAACCATTGATTTGAAACCAGTGGCGAGTGAACCATCTGCGTGCATACCACAAATACCCCACACAGAACGTAGGGAGCAGTTGAACACATATGGTGACGCTGAGTCAACCGTGTCAATCTCAACTTTAACCAGTACGTTAGAACCAATCGCGTTACCTGACGGTTCTGCTGACATCTGGTAGGTAAACTGGTTACCCTGTGCTGACGTTACGAGGAAGGATCCGTTGTATAGATTAGAATCTGTCTCTGTCGGTCCAGTAACACCAGAGATGTTAACTGCAACACCCACAGAGAAACCGTGATTACTAGGGTTATCTTGAATATCAACCGTAAAAGCAGTTGCAGTTTGACCATTTCGGATAATCTGAGATACTCGGAATTCGTCTGAAATCGGACCAACGATCCTGTTTTCTTCGACTCTTGCCTGTAACTGGTCTTGTGCGATAGTTCCAGAGGTATCTGGAATTGTTGCGTATGCCTTTGAGATCTTCTGATAGTAAAGATCTAGGTCAAGGATCGTAGCATACTCAAAACAAGTAATCTTATGGTGTGAGAAGTTAGGTGCAATAGTATCTGCAACGTCTCCTCTATAATATACCCCGTTATTGTCCCCGTCAAAGAAGGACATCTGCCAGAAGTAAGTACCACCAGTCAATCTGAAGATTGCTGATGCCCCTGGTTCGTTTGCACCTGTAATACCAAGTGATGCGTTAATAGTAGGATATGGAACATACTTAGGAATGATCTTAGTTCTTCTAAGGTCAGATCCAACAACAGAACAACCTCTGGGTACGATGATTCCACCGTTCACAGAGTTAAATTTGTATAGGATATTGTTAGGAGAAGTTAAATCAAAGTTTGTATTTTCGTCAAACGGCGTAATCTCGTTAAAATTGCTGGTCCCTGGTCTATTATCTAGAACGTATTCTGAAGGATATAGGTATATACTGAATGCGTCAAATTCGTCATTACTAAGTCCAACTCTATATGAAAATCTCGATACCTCAAGGAAGGCACGTTGCAACGTCTTAAACGGGCGCAGTGCCGAGTTACCTCGGTTGTCGTAAGCATCCGATGCATCGAAGTCGTCGGGGTTGACGTATATAATACGACCAGTCCTCGACGTGATGATATTTTTAAGACGTGTTAGTGCCATCTTCTATAGGAATCCTGTCTATATGGTTATTTATGAAGGGTCAAGATTAGGTTATGGAGCAGCACCGCCGCCTCCACCAGCACCACCGCCACCTGCAGCAGCTTGGTTGTACTGATCGGGTAAGAAATCGTTCGCCTCATTCTCGAATCCATTCACTTGGAATGACAAATCTGCACTTGATGCATAAACCACAATGTGTGAATTAGGTCCTACCACAATTCCACTATGTTTGTTAGCACCATTAGCACTGATAGCATAGTCATAATAAATGTAATCTTCAGTTGCAAGGTCACTAGGGGCAGTAACCGAACTGGCAGTGACTGTACTTCTGTCAGCACCCTGTTCAGGGGGTGTGTCAACGAATGTGTCTGCCCCTGCAAATGCTGCAGATCCAACTCCAAGAGCAACAGAAAGAACTGGAGCAGTCCAGTCTGTGACCCAACCATACTTACCACCAGTTACAGTACCAACAGTAATTGTTGAAGTACCAACCAAGAATGTATCACCAGTGACCCAAGTTCCATCCACATCATAGAGAAGTATCTCTGTGTATTGTGGGTTTTGTACAACAGTTAAACTAGCAGAATAAACTGTAGTACCTGCAGTTGAAACAGTTCCCTCAGCATAGTAATACAGTGGGTTAGGTGATTGTGATGTGGGAATAAGATCAATGATCCCGTCCGTTCCAGCAGTACCAGATTTCGTTACACCAGTTGTGTATTCTGTACCTGCAACTGGAGTCGCTCCTGTACCCTCTTGTGTATCAGAGAATCTAAGAGGAAGTGAAGCGTTTGTTGAGTCTGACTGATCAAATCTGTATGTTCTTTCCACATCCATAGAGAACGTAGAAGGAACAACTTCCTGACCTGAAACAGTACCCCAAACAAATCCTGTTGTGTAGATAGCACTTGAAGTTGCAGTGAACTGAGTGTCAACAGTAGCAGCAGAAGTACCACCTGTAACAGTCTCAGCACTGTCAAACCAGTTGACCATTGCTTGAGCACCCTGTGACATAGGTGTGACAGTTGCACCATCAGCGTGTGCAGCATCTACAGTACCCCACTGACCTCTGGTAACTGAAAGATCGTTACCAACTACACCAGTACAAAGCATAATCTCGTTGCCAACACGTAAGTATTGACCAGAGACGATTACAGTACCATCAGTAACAGTCAACGTAGTGTCTGCTACAGCGAACTGTGCACCTTCGTTAATAGTTGTAGTGGTTCCTGAATCTTGGAAGAATGAAACCATCTGTCCTGACGGGTGTGCAGCAGCAGAGGTACCGAATTGTGCTCGTGTGACAGTTGCGTTAGCACCGCCAGTTGTGCCACTGTAGAAGGTAGGAGTACCCACTTGGATGACCTCAGGAGTATATCCATTGACTCCATCAGATAGTACGAAATATGAACTACCAGCAGATGCAGTACCATCACTCATCTTGAGTGTTGTTGCACCTGAAGCAATGTCTGCAATCTCAATATTCATTGTGGTCCCGATACCACGGAATGTTGCAGATACACCTGAAGTACCACCAGTTACAGTTTCACCGCCCTGAAATGTTCCTGAAATACCAGTTGCATCAATACCAATAGAAGTATATGTCTTAACCTTCACATAGTTCGTGATAACACTGGTATCAACAACCACGTCCAAGACTGATGCTTGTTTAGCAAAGTCAGAAGAAGAGATCTGTAAACCAGGGGTTGCATCGGATCTTGAAATCCCAGGTGCAATTTCCAGTTTATATGTTGAAACTGGGTTACCTCTATTAAACTTGTAATTACTCGCGTCTAAAGTGAGTTTCTGAGTGTAGTCTTTAAGACCAACTCGATAAGTCGCAGCGGATCCACCTCTTTCCGATGCTAGTAATACGGTGGATGCTGTATTCAACTGACTAGTCGAGTACAGCACAGTATTTGTTGTTGCTGCAGGGGCGGATGCAGCGAGTCTACCTGCGCTCATTTTTTAGAAACCTGAGAAAAAGTGTTGTTGTAATCTTAGTCTGCCACCAAGATCAGGAGCAGAAATTGAACCACCGAAACTAACACCAAGTGTCGTAACGTTTTCGGTTGAAAGTAACGTTGCATCAGCATTCGGGAATCTGATAGAACGTGTTCCTTCTACATTATCTAGCACAAAATTGATCTTGTTCTGATCGTTGTCTCCACTGATTAGTTGAAGACCTACCACAGATTTGTTCTCGATAACCTGTTGTGCTTTCTCAGTAACAACTACGTTATTAGATGAGATAGGAACATTCAGATTATTATGTGGGAACGCATAACGTAAAAGAGTTGTTCCAGAAATAGCAGATAGATCGAACTGGATACGTTTGGTAACGTCAGTTGCGTCTGCAAATCTAGGATCAGCGTATTCTTTGTTTTTGAATACCTGAGTTGATTCAGTACCTGCAACTGTAAGTGACTGGTCAGGGAAAGTAACAATACGATTAGAAGTTACATCACCAGATTGGAATGTGACTTGTGGTGTCGGATTATTAGCATCACCAGACTCAATATTACTAATTGAGGGGTTAATGAAGTTTTTGTTACTAACATTCTGTTCGGTAACAGTATCAAGAAGTGTTGATTGTGCAACACCTGCACCATAATCAGGAAGTCTATAGAGGTGAGTTCCAGGGGATTCCCAAGAGTCACACTCAAATAGAGCAATCTTACTAGTGTCAGATGAACCAGTAATTCTCAAGTCGCCATCTTTGATGATGATCGTCTTGTTACTGATAGTCTGTGCAGTATCGTTACCTAAAAGAGTTGTTGATGTAAAACTACCTGTGCTTGGAAGTGCGAAGGTACGAATACCTGCACCAGTTGAAACACCAGAGATTTCAAATTTTGCTTTCTTATCTGGGTTCTGGTCATCTGCAATAAGCAGGTTGACATCTTGGAACTCAGCAGGTCCATTCACTAGGAATCTACCAGATCCCTGTGGACGCATATCGATATTAACGTTGGAAGATGTAGTATCTCCAGCGATCATTCGAATCGTAGCAGAACCGTCAGCGTTTGGTTGCTTTCTATAGTACATACTTGATGTACCAAAAGCAATACCAATCTCATTATATGAATTCTGGTATAGTCCTGTGTCCCTATCCAAATCGAACGAAAGTCCAGGTTGGGACTGACTTCCTGCGGATACACCTTTGAAAAGTTGATTTATTTTTGCTTTTCTATTCGGTATCAGCGGGTCAGAAATCACAACGGGAAGAATCGCTTCTCCCGTCAAAACGGCATCTGCCAGAGTTTCTAATTGTGAAATTCTTTTTGTTCCCACTTGACTCAGGCGCTTTTTTATACAATCTTATTTATACACGTTGCAGGTAGAGGTCTTGAAGCGTCTCTTTCAGACTACCAATATGCTTGGATCCGATAGAAATTTGAGGGTACGATGCACCCTCTCCAAATTCATTCTCAAATGCTCGTTGTGTAAAGTGATGATTTAGTTGATATGTTTGAAAGTCGAAATCTTGAGATTGAAGGAACTGTTCTGCTCTCTCGCACTCTTGTGAACCATTGCTGTACAAAACTGCATTCGGATGACTCATCTGTCGCCTTTTAAGATACTACTATTTACCCTTACAAACCATTCCAGAATGTATCTGATGGTGATTGCATATTTCTTGAAACAATATACAAAACTACATTACAAGTGAACCACATTAGATTGGTTACCCACGCTTGTCTCCAGCAATATTTCCTATTCGTCTGGACTATAAAATTATTCCTCTCGTTTACCTCTTTAAAAGCAGAGAAAGGTCTGTATTTCAACCACTGTTCTAACAGTAGTGATATTACGAATCCAACTGCGAAGATGTAGAAGAACAAGTTCAACACACCTGCTGCTGTGAATAGAAGTGATAGCATTTAGTTCTGTGGTTTGTGGTCTTTGAATTTATCGTGGTTACCGTCCCCAGGCATTTTGCCAAAGGCAACGTATTCGATTGCTTGTAGAGAACCTTCCAATCTTGTCAGAGCGTTCTCATTCTTTATATACTCTTCATACCAACCTTGTAGGTCATCTTGTCTAGCAGACAGTTGTTCTTTACGTTTAGTAAAGCGAGCAATAAGTTGCTCGTAATTTTCAACAGGTTTTGTCATAATGTTCTCTCTAATCTGGTTGTTGCTTGGTCTGGGAAATCCCTTGGTCTACTATCAGTAGCATTGTCAGTTCTAGGAGAACCTTCGTTTGCCTTCATAGTATGTTGATAGTTTGGTCTTTTATACCTCATATAGAACGGGTCAGGCATCCAGTAGGTAACTTGCCATTCTTGATCAGGACATAGTTCGAGATGTTTCTCTACAGTATGAGAGAAACTACCGAGTTGGATGTAACCATCGTGACTGACACACCTACCATCACCAGTGTCAACCAAGAACATCATCTTACTACTCAATCTCTCTGTCTCCAATCATCTGGTTTATCGTGATGAAACCAATCATTGATGTCATCAGCGTCGGTGAACCCTGTTCTTGTATCGGATGGGTCTGGTTCACCTAACCCCATCCTATTCAGAAAATCATCGGTACTGCCTTCATCGATCCCTTTGGATGCTCGTCGTGCCTGACGCATCCACTCTCGGGCAGTTGTATGACTCTTTGATAATTTCTCTGCCCAGATCATATCTGAGATTGATACTTCTTCTCCTTTGGAGATTTTCTTACAGATCCCTTCGAGTCGAAGTCGGTAAGCAGTTGAGAGCATTGTCTACGAGCGTTTTGATTATTTAGAACCGAGTATCTCTTTCAAGGCATCAACCTTCTGGAATTCAGCGTACGCTGACTCTGATCGATCTGAAAGGATACCAAGAATGTCTGACAAAATGTCATCGTTATCAACGTCATCGTTGATGTAGGAGTCTAACGCTTCCTGTAAGTAGCGTCTCCTGTTCCATTCTGGTGAATAAGGTTTGTAGTGTGGCATTATTAAAATGGCAATTCCTCTTCACATCTTACCACGTCTGTCAACTCAAAGACGATAGGGTGGCAAGATTCCATAATGAGGTATTGGGAGTGCCTATAAAGTTCCTCCATAGTATAGCACATTTTTTCAGTACATTCATCTATTAACTCAGGAGTTGGTCGATCAACTTCATCAAACGTAAAGGGGATGCCATTGATGTACCACATCTTGACGACACCTTGTCCGTGAATAAGTCTAAAATCTGAATTTACCGTGTACATTTTACAAACTCAAAAGGTCCTTTTTCTGATCCCCATAGAAGAGTTCCTGATTTGTCCCACCCTTTGTCAGACGTTTCCCAAGAGTCTTTAGTAAGTCTTGCCTTGGTTTCAACTCTCCTACCTTGTTCGTCAATCCTTTCAGATTTACCGACCCAAACACGATCTTGGACTTCTGTGAACGTCATATCACTGACGTTGATTCCATCTTTGAAAGTTTGTAGGATTAGTTGATCATTATCAATAACAATTTTATGTTCTCTCTGGCGATATACATCACCATTCCAGTCATACCACTGTTTAGTTTTCAATACGTCATCTTCGTAGTACCACTCATAATGTACATAAGCAAATGAAGTCGGGTTGAGTTGACATTGCTTGATGTTATGCCAGTGGTGGACTAAGTGATCAAGAAACTTTTTCATAGATCTAATCTATATATTTTCTTTTGAAAATGAATGGTCCTGGAGTTTTACCCCACGTCGTACCTTTATCAATAGATGTAAATTCTTCAGCAGTCACAGTGACGTAAGAATATACGTCTTCACCTCTGCTATTCTTAGCATCCTGTTCAGTTCTACCACAGAAACCACCCTTCCCTACCTTAGTGAAGAGCATACTAGGTTCTTGAGTATTATCCTTGCGAAAGGTTTGCAACTCAATGTGATTACCTTTGTCCAAGAGTTTGTGATTACGCTCTCGGTACATTTCTCCATTCCAGTCATACCATTGAGCAGAATGAATCTCTCCATCTTCTTCCCAGAACTGATAGTGAACGTGGGAGAAATGAGATGGAGAGTTCTGTGCTTGTTGTTTGTTTTCCCAAGGATGAAACAACAGTGACTTTAATTCTTCAATCTCGGTCACAGCATCTTATGAGCGGCAGCAGTCTCTTGTGCAACGTGTGCACCAAGTGCTCCTTCGCTAGGTAAGTTGTCCATATTGGGTAGTTGTTCTTCTTCATTAAGAAGTGAATCTACTTCAGAACCAATAGTGCGCCCTGGGGCAACTTGTGTCATAACAACATTACCTTTAGGTGCTTCGATGAGAACATTCTCACCGCGTTCAACAAGTTTGAACAAGAAATCAAAATTTTCTTGTGCTTCGTCGATAGTAACTCTAATCATAGGTTTTAATCATCGTGGTCATCAAATGGATCGTCAAGTCCCTCGTTATCAAAGAATCCTTTGTAGACGCCATAGAAAACAAAGATCACAACGATAACCATAATGGAGATCGGAAATGTGATATTTGGATCAGCGTTGTAGTGATGGATCATAGTAAATAACAAATAGATTCGTTGTCAACTGCCCCTTGGACATTAGTTACGGATTCTCGGAATCCTTCTGCTCCTTCTTCGGTGAACTTATACCGAATCTTTTCAATATTTCCATCACTAACTTGTATGGACAGGGTGCGTTTCGGAAAATTGATCCAAACATAATCAACGTACAATTGGTCTAGGTACTCGTCAGTCATTTGTATGTAGGATAGCAATCGATAACTTGCAGACCATACATAGATGCTGCGGTTTGACGTGCCTCTTGTGCAGAGAACACTTCGTCAATTATAACACGTTTGATTGGACCGTTTGGTCTACGAAGGAGAACTTCGTACTTCCTTGCAGGCATTGAATTCTTGTGACTGACCTTAGTATAGCACTAATTCAGCATAATGGGTAGTCCAACGAACTGTGCTAGACCACCTGTACAACCTGCTGTGTAGACTCCAGTTCCAACTGTATATGCCATAGCACCGTTGTTGACAGTGTTTAGGATAGCACCACCTGCTCCTGTAACGAATTCTCCGATACCACCTTTAGGTGTTTTAACCAGAGTCAAGTGACCACCACCTGTACCTGTAACTAGATCCACCATACCCCCAGGTTGTCCTGTACACTCAGCAATACGAACGTGTGCAGCAGGGAGAGGTGATGTACCTGCTCCTGATCCACAGATAGTAAGGTCAAGACCTTTCATCAAAGTACATCTACCTGTCAATCCAGGGATCACATTAGTCATTCCAATGTTCTGGAAAATAACATTGTTGATAAACTCAGACTTCCACGCTGCCTCGTTGATAATCTCACCAGAAACAGTGTTCATTAATGTTGTACACTTATTATTAATTGCTGAAGCGTTTAAACTCAACTCACTGTGAGCATTCAATTTAATATTTGCTGCTTGAATCTGATAGTCACCCTCATAAGCAACGTTATAATCTGATGAATATGTTTGTGCTGCTTTAGATTGCTTTGCACCTGATGCAGGTTCACCAGTCTTTTCATCTGTCTCAACATTTTGTGAGAGGTGAGTATTGAATGCACCACCAACCTCAAGGTTGAAATCACCCATAACTTTGAGGTTAAGATCACCCTCAACAGTCAGAGTTTTATTTTTCTTGACAGTCTTGCAATCATCTCTACCAATGATCTTTGTATCATTTCCAGGGACGTTTGTATGTTGGTCACCCATCACGGTGGCGATCACAGTCTGACCACCTGCGTGCTGAACAATAGTTTTCTCTTTTCCTGGGGTGTTATCTTGAATAGTTTTTGCACCATTCAAGAATGATTCTGCTTGTGTAGCATATACATCAATATCCGAGAAAAGATTACTGAGGTAACTTCCCTTCTTCTTATTGTTTTTTCCACCACCAGTATAAACAGTAACTTCTTCTTCTAAGAAGTCTGGAACACTAGCACACGTCGTTGTACCCAACAAGGGCATCCAGAATTTAATTTTCGGTCGTTTAATCTTCCTCCCGCAATCCTTGTTTCCAAACAGTGCTGCAAGGATACCAAGAATGATTGAAACGAGTGATTGGAAGTTTAACTTAGAGAAATCAAATTCAAAAAGAGTATCTAGTTTATCTTTGATATTACGAGCAACACCAGTTGCCTTCTTTGCCATAGCAAGTGCTGATGTGATCTTATTAGCAACTCCAGAAACTTTACCAATAGCACCTTGAACCTTACCAATAACTGCGTTGACTGTATCAGTAACTTTATCAGCAAAACCACCGACAACTTTAGTAACTACCTTACCTGCAATATCACTGGCGAATCCACTAATATCTCCAAGTGCACCCTGAAGTCCTTTGATAATATAATTTGCTTCGAAGTTACAGAACAAGTTGGTAATGAAGTCTGCAAGTGTTAGGATTGAAGAGATAACTCCTGTAGGGACAACATTACTAATAGCAGACATAATCTTATCCATAATTGCCTCGATGCCTTTTGCAAGCATCTGTTTCAAGGAACTTAGGATACCAGTCATAGCAGAAGAAACATAGTTCTTGATACCTGCCATCGATTCATTCATCACATCGTTAAAAACCTTCTTACCAGTAATCAATGAAGTGAGATTACCATTTAAGTCAGTCGCGAGTGTGCCGCTAAGATTGCCGAACTCTGTCAGCATTCTTTCAAGGTCTTTTTCAAAACCGTCCCCACTTGGACCGACCGCTCCATCAGCAACACCTTGTGCTTCTGCTGGAACCTTAGTAGGGTTTGTATATGGATTTCCAGGTGTTTGTTGCTCTAGGATTGACAACAATCCTCTAGACTTTTCTTCACCACCACCCTCGTCACCAACCTGTTGACTTGGATCTACGTTAAATGAAGTACCTTGGTGTGCAACTTGTCCTTTTACATCTTTTGATGCAGGAGGCATTTCATCATCAGATAATGCCTCATCATTAGATGCAATAGTAGTTGCACTGATCTTCTCATCTGACGTAGGTGTAGTATCTCCACTTTTAGGATTACTCATACCACGGAATCCACGGAGGGATCCCATCACAACAGGAAGTTGTGCTTCTTCACCATCTAAAAAGAAACCTAGAACCTGTGCACCAACCTGCAGTTCAGTCTTAGTACCAGTATTCTTGATACCTGCCTGATCTGTAGGAAGCATAACAACTGCCCACGGTAAATCTTCAGTAGGGACTTTATCAAGATACGATTCACCGCCAGCACCAGTGTACCAACCGACAATACGCACCTTGACCCTACCGATCATCTGAGGATCTTTAATAGACTCGACTTCTCCGATCCACCAAGTGAACCCGTCGCGTCCCATTACATCAGATTTTCCGACAGCAGCAGTTAAACTCACAGCGATATATAGTTTTTATTATTTAGCAAGTGACTCAACATAGTTATTAAAACTCTCTGACATACGGTGATAACCGCTGCCAATATAAATTTGTCCTGCTACAACAGCAACAGTACAAATACCCCAGAAAACGTAGTAAGGTGATGCTTTCACTTGATGAAAATGCTTTTTCTTCATTGATGTGGATAATAAACTTCAACAAATGAGTTGCACTTAGGACAACTCAGATTAGTGACCATAGAATACTCCGACGAGGTGACTGGATAGTCTTCTTCATCGAGACTATGGTCACCTCCCCAGATTAACTCAGTTTGGCAATGCCAACAATTCATTTAATGTATTTGTTTTTGAGTAACCACTTCCTTGTGAGAGGAGTGGGTGAGTAATGTTCCCACATAGGAGTAGATGATGCACAGACTTTAAGTGCTTGTGCAGTCATACCCTCTGTGTGCCCTGCCCAAAACGCTTCCTTTTCCCAAGGGATTGCCGAGGGTTGTTGGAAATACGTTTTCTCTGCCATATTCTGCCACATTTTAGGAACTTGGTCCTCTGGGTGAATAATAGCGATCAATGAATTGTTAAGGGTACCTGCCATACAATCCTGAGCAGCGTGCCAACCTTCGTGCCTGACTACTGCCATAAACACATTAGGACGACTGACGTGTGCCTCATTTAGATAGAAATGATTACTCACAGTATGGTAAACACCTCTATGTCCAACAGGAAAATACTTTGGACTTGCAATATAAACGTTAATTCCTAATTTGTCAAATGATCTTGATAGACTATTAAACTCTTCTCTAACTGTATTGAAGTTTTGGTTAGAAAAAATCTTTTGTACATCGTCCGTATTACGGACTCTCTTTACATCTTCAGTACACTCCTGTAGGAGCATACATCCCATAGCATCATTTGTAAACCACCCTTTAGTAATTTTACCTTCAATAGGTTTTGGTAAAGGGTTTGCTGCTACAGGTAAACTCAAACTCAACAATGTCGCCAATAGGACATTACGCATACGAAATCCATCCAGTTACAATTAATTTTTCTTCGTTTGGTGCAGGGTTACCGTGATGAATATGAGTCCAATCTACAGGCCACAGCAGGGTTAAACCCTTTTCTGGTTGAATCTGTAGGTCTTGATGAACCCATTGTGTATCACCGCCTTCCTCTACGGTGTTTAGGTATGTCATCCATACCAGATGTCTGAAAGAGGTGGTCTTATTGGAACCTACTCTTTCACAGTGTGGTTGTGTGAATGCTTGCCCTGGTTCATACTTCTGGATATTGAATGGTTCGATAACCTCCAAATCCGCCATTTTTGCCCAGGGATATTGATCGACGTACAATTGAATGCACGCTTGTACCTCATCCAAATAATTTGTAATTCTCGGATCTTTGATCCAAGATGGAACAGACATATCCGTGGAGTTCTTGATCAATGGATCAGTTCCACCACTATATTCACCAGGGACTTTGGCAAGATAATCACAGGTGTTGTAAAAATCTACTACACCGTCAATGATTTCTTCTTTTATTTTGCCACCTGCAATAAACGATTGTACTGCTGCCATAATAATAGATGATAGGTTATTAGTCTTCATAAACCAGACATTCTGGTTCTGAAGGGTTTTGATCACAATATAGTTCGAGAGCAGTAGGATCGTGATGATCTCCTTCCTCAATTTCTTTTTTGTGATGATCGACGTAATCTTCCAACTCGTGAAGTTCGCCTTCGATGTGCCTACGAGTCTGAGGACTTGTTGTAGGATTATCCAAGATTTCTTTATCGTGTTGGATGTGGTCTTCTAGTGATTTCATTAGGTCTCCTTTATGAGGTTACACTATCTTTAGATAGTTGTAAATGGGTAGTTAATCCAGTAGGACTATAGTCGTGTTTTAGTCCTACGACAAGATAACGTCCCGAATATACAGGATCCAATACAGTTCTTTCCTCTACGTTAGAAGATGCAGGAATTTTACATTGAATTACCATACCGACAGCCAATGATACATTACCTGGGATGGTTATGTCAAGTCTTATGGAGTTAAGTAACTGCCATCGAGAATACGAGTATGAACTCGCTGCAATGGTGTCATTATCCATATTTCCTGCAGTATCGGTTCCATCTTGAGACGTTTTCGCATTCTTCATTCCAGGTAGAGCACGGATTTTAACTCTGGTAGGTTTTTTCTCATCAAAGTATGCTTCCTTGATCTTTGGAAAAGGAAAAGCATCATTAAGTGTTTCTGCCTGTCCAAATACCTCAATTAATGATTGAGTCCTTGGCGGTGAGATTGAACCAGAGGGTCCACTCTTTCCACTCCCTGCTGTAGGGAGATTACCTGAAGTGAGTGCAGGTGCTTTAACACCGATAACGGTATTTACATATGCACCAGTTCGCATTTTTTCCAGATGGTTGCCCTGATCTGGATAATTCATACTTTCGATACTGTAAGCATTATACTCGGCATTGCCGACATTTGCTTGTTCATATGTGAACGTCGGGACACTTCCCTTGTTCATCAATTCTCCCTTGGTAAGGGTATCTATAGTATTAAAATAGAACCCATTCTTGTTTTCAAAGAACAAATATCCTGCCTTGTTGTTTTCAGATGAAACAATTTTATCAGAGATATATGCAATAACATCAAATGGTCTCCAAGAGGGAGATATAAAATTGAAGTTACCTTTAGAACCTTCGTATGAATACTTCCGTCCAGATGACTTCAAAAACTTGTTGACAATTTCTTTTACGTGACTTGATCCAGTCTTATATCTAAATGCTTTAAATACTCTATTTGTTTCATTGTTATATGCTTCTGGTGAAACTGTATATATCACATATGATTGTGCTCTTTCAGATTTAGTTACCGCACCAATCTTAAAAATACGTTGTCTGACGATTAGAGGTTGATCTGGAGCACTATCTGACTCCATTTCTAGTTGAATAAATTCATTACCAGTTAGATCCGAAATCAAGTCAACAGTATCCATTACTGCAATCTCCATTCTGACCGAAGGAGAATCGATAGACTCAATATAATTAAATCCAGGGCAGATACCTCTAATATCTACTGCCTTTCCCCCTTCAGGTGACAGTTCCTGAATCTTTTCTGATGGAACATAGTCATCTGCCAAATACAGATTAAACTGTTTAATTTTATACCCTTTTGCTTGGTACGTTGATTCAGACATCAGAACAGATTACTCAATACACTAGCGGATTCAGCAACTCTACCAAACCTGCTAGACAAGAAGTCATTCGCTGGATTGGGATTACCTTTTTGTACAACAGGGGTACCGCCACCACCACCTGAACTAGTTTTAGCAGTAGGTAGTACGATTGCTTCAGCAACCATAGTCTCTATACTAGAATTTAGGTCACTAGTCTTGACCTTAGTAGCAATACTCTTGATATTTGCAACTGTTTTATTAATAATATTACCAGTTCTTGCTTTAAGTGCAGGTGGCATAATATCAACAACATTATTCACAACACCACCAATATTCTGTGCAGCAGTATTGATATGTGGTTGCATAAAGTTCATTGCTGCCTGTGCACCTGGGGGTAGAGTTGCCGATGCCACTGCTGAACCTATACCTTTCAACATACCACCAAATGAATATCCTTTATATTGTCCGTAGTTTGATGGGGGTAGTGATGAAACTGCTGTTGACTTTTTAGATCCGAAATCAAAAGGAACTGTACCACCCATAGAAAATCCAGGGACTTTATATCCTGCAGAAGTTGCTTGTTGAATTCTTCTACTAGTAAGTCCAGGGTCTTTCTTAGTATGGGGGGTATTAAAGGGAACAACAAAACCCCCACGAGATCTTTGTGCCACATATTCAGTTCCGTGTCCGATAAAGGATACGGACTTACCACCATCGAGTGATACTGGGTAACCTGATTGTGGTCCAGAGATCCAACCACCATCCGACTTCTCAGGTAGAACTGCAGTCTGTGGAACGATTCCACCTATGGACATTTCTGGCGTATCTTCGTTATTTGCATTCTCTGCCGCGTCCATTCTCTCTTGCACCCCAGGAATCATCTTGAGGAAAAATGTCAACCCTTCGATCATTTTGATCAGTGGGAAGAATGCCGCTTTACCCATAAATTCGGCAAACGACAGTAATTTAGGTAGATGTGGTTTGATCGCATCTACTATCATCTGCAATGGAGGACCCACTGCTTTGAAAAGTTCTGTAATTGCCTCTCTTAAAGGTTTAAAGAACTCATCAAGTGTCTGCATCATAAAGTCAAATGCTTCCTTAATAGTATTAAAGAAATTACCAACTATAGGTCCAAGGAACTTGCCTGCCTCTTTTCCTAGTAATCCACCAACAGCGTTACCAATCAAACCACCGATAGGACCTGCAATCTGGTTGCCGATCATACCAAGTGCCATACCGCCACCTGCAGCACCAATACCAGCACCTCTCGCCGCTGCCATCCTGTCTTCTTCAACACCGTCATAGTTCTGTGATACATCCTGATATGCTGCAGCACCCTGTGCACCTGCTAGTGCTAACTGACCTAGAGGGTTGCCACCAAGGAATTTACCCAGATTCAGGATACCTTTACCGATAGTACCAATAATACTACCAAATGCTTTGACAGTTCCGATAGGATTCTTCAGGAATGATAAACCTGCTAATACAGCAAGTCCTGCACCAAGCATTTTTGCTGCTGCTTTGAATCTGGTCCATCCATCACTATCTTCGCCAAATAACTCGCCATATTTCTGTTTCCACCAATTTATCGTGTTCCCAATCCACTTAAATAACCCACTAACCATCTCAAACGCTTTTACTATCTTCTCTCGGTTCTCTTTCTTAGATAACCAATTGAGTGCACCAAATATCAAGAGGTTTTTAAGGAATTTCATCAAATATTCCATAAATCCCAAACCAGCGCCCTTTGTGGCACTGATTGCACTATCTGCAGTATCTCCTTTTGCTTCTATCGCTGCTTCTCTTTGTCTATCTGCTTGAAGAGCAGCAAAGCGGCGCTGCTCATCCATAAGTCTTTGTTGTGCTAGTTGGTTCTTCTTCAGTGCAAGACCAATACTATTTACAGTCGCTCCTAGGGAATTAATTGCTTTAACTGTCGGGACGAAACCTGTGGTGGTAAATGTTTTTTTACCGACAGTCATCTGTGCACCATCTGCCTCTTTAGGTGGTGTGACGTATTTGTATAGTCTTATCTTACTCATAGTTTATGAATTTAAACCTGTTAGAGAGAAATCACCAGACTTAGTGACCGTTTGTACTCCTATCACACCAGTCTCTGAGACAACAGGTTTAATAATTGGTTGGAATACTACCATTGAAGATCCATCTCCAGAACTTAGTTCGGTATCTTGTTGTTGAGATGACCGTGTTAATTCACTAGTCTTCGTACTATTTAGATCTGTTGGTCTGATTTCTCTATTGTCAGGACTAGGTGAAGGTCCAGTGCTCAACTGTTTTGCACCTTTAGCGATAGAAACTCTTATAGTTTCTGGCATCACCTGTTTATATTTTTTCACAAAATCCTTATCTTTATTATTACCTGCAGTACCACCAAGAGTCACACCAACACAACCTGCAGTACCATTGTCATTAATATCATTATGAAGTTGAATTGCAGATCTCTTACCAATAACACCACCCATATTGTTAATAAAGGTAGACCAAGTTCCAATACCACTTACATTTGAGTGTTCTGCAAATCCAACAAGAGGATACTTACCATCTGGTAAAGGATAAAGAGCACCAGATACGTTTCTTCTTTGTGATTGTGATGTGCCTGCTGTACTATATTGACCACTAATCGCTTCCCACTGACCAATCTTTCTATTCTTACCATCAAACAGACGTAGCACACCAGTAGCACCATCACCGTGTCCTTGGAAATCTATACGTCCTCCTTTTGGTACAGGACTATCATCGGTACCGATACCTTTCTTCGATACAAATGGATCATCGACCATAGAAGTTTGAGGTTGTGCCATCTCAAACTGTGCCAATGCTGCCTTCGCACTCGCTGCTTTTTCTTCAGCGAACGGTATTAAAACATTCTCCCAGTGCTTCGCTTTTTCTTCGTTGGTTGAACCTAAACCATTCCAGTGTCCATTCATAATGGTCATCCCTGGAGCACCATTTGATGTCTTGAACACGCCATCAACCCCAAACCAGGCAGATCTACTTCCACCTTCACCATTTGCAATTCTTTCTCTTATTACTTTAAGTTCTGCCTTCAATCTCTTCACATCATAGTCTTCATTCTCTACCTGTGCCATTGCCTTTTGACCATCACTACCAATGACTCTGGTTAAAGTATTCCCTGTACCTTTAATAAATCCTCCAACATTATTAATTGCCCATATTGCTTTCTCAAATATCCAGACAATACTATCTAACGCTGCCTTAGCAGCAGGACCAATAACATAGTCCATCAAACCTTGGAAAGCAGCACCTGCAATAGGTGCAATAAACTCAAGCACCATATCAAGGACGTGCTTCAAAGGTTCAAACAAATCTTGTATTGCTGTTGCAACTGGTTTTACAAATGCATTAAACATTGGTAAAGCAATATTCTTAAAGTAATCTCCAAGAGGTTTCAGAACAGGTTCTATTGCCTCTCCAAGGAACGCTCCAATCTTATCTCCAAAGAACCCACCTAGAACACCACCCACAATAGGTGCGAATGGTCCTAGGACAGGTGTTAACAGTGCAGTGACCGCAACTGTACCAATAGTGGCACCGATACCTCCACCTGCTGCTACATTCATTTTGTCACCAGCAGCGAGTCTGGATCCAAATGAGAGTGCACCTGCAAATATACCTCCACCAGCACCAGATCGCATAAAGCGACCCATACCTGTCATACCTTTAAATCCTGCCCTTCCTGCAATACGACCACCGAATCTTGACTTGGATGCATTGCCACCAAATCTTCTAGCGTATCTCTTTCGTGCTGCCTTTGATGCGTTACCAGACCTGATACCTTTTGCTACTCTTTTTGGTTTTTGCTTTAAGAAATTATTTTGATTTACTTTCTTTGCGTTTTTTGTTGCCTTGGTACGATTAACTTTAAATAATTTTGATAGTTTACCAATATCTCCTGCCAACTTCCAGGGCATTAAAATCCTACTTGCTACCTTGAGCGCGGCGATGCCCCCTACAACCTTCAACGCTCTCATTAAGTAACTGTCGTTCCCATCTGGATCGAACAGTCCATCATATATCATACCGAATCCCCACGATCCAACCTTCCAGACCGTGCCCAACCACTTACCGATCCATTCGAACCCAGTCCGAATTGACTCTTTGTTTTCCTTCTTAGACAACCAGTCTAATGCAAAGAATGTACCAAGAGTTGCCGCAAATTTAATCAGTGGTTCTATTAATGGTGATAGGAACCCAAAGATACCACTCCCACCCTTTGAATATCCTCTTGATTTCGACTCTCTTTCTATCTCTTCAGTTGCTTTCTTCTCAATCTTACTCTCTCTCGCCCTGTCCTGTGCTAGAGATCTTCTCCCTTGCACAGCGTACGCTGCATCAAGTCGTGCTTGGTGTCCACTTGTGAGAATCTTACCAACATCGGTGACAGTATGTCCCAATCGGTTGACCGCTAGGGTCATTGACATTGCAGGATCCTTCTTGTCCATACCAGAGGTAGTGACAGGAATAAAGTTTCTTATTGATAACTTGGGTGCTGCTTTTGCCATTAAAGTGACTGGTGTTGTCCCGCCTGTTGGCGTTGTCTTGCCTCTTCCTCACGTAAGTAACGCATCAAGAGGTTCACATAAACATCCCTTTCCCACGGCATCATATTTTCAAGTTCTGTGAGACTGTACTTATGATGTTGCATCAAAGCAAAGTTGGTCTCATAGATGTTCATCAACGAATCGTGCGCTAGGGCTACGCGAAAAAACTTGCTAGTCCTTCGAGTACAATTGGTGATGTAACTTCAGTCTTCGGATTGAAAACCTCAATAGTATGGGAGAGTTTAGGCATAGTTTCAAAGAACTTCTGAACTAAACCGAACTGTTGTGAGTTCATATTTTCATAGAATTCAACTAGTTCTTTAGTTGTGTGATCTTTTCCTTCATATACATCCTCACCTTCAGCAATACTTTCAGTACAACTAGCAGCAAGTTTGAATAGATCGTCTACACCTGGGTTGTCAACGAGATTATTCTTCACAAACACATCCAAGGATGGATATTGCATAGTGATAGTGACATCATCGCTGACTTTAAGAATGGTGGTATGTTCCTTAGGAATTATTACCTTCACATCATCAAGGTTGACTTCAACATCAACTTGAGTCTTCTCATCATCAGGGCAAGTGATCTTAAATTCACTCACCTCACCAACAGATTTACCACGGATTCTAAGAAAGAGATATTCAATATCAAATGTAGCAAGGTCATCAAGTTTCTTGAGGTTGGTACAATTCTTGATAATCTCTTTCACCGCTTTGATCATCTCTTTATTATCCTGTGTTTCCATAGCAAGATAAAGAAGTTTCTCTTCTCTCACTAGGAATGGTCTATAGGTAACCTTTTGACCACGAGGAAGCACGCATTCATAATCTGGAATGCTCAGTTTGGGTAAAGGCATCGTGTAAAATTACAATTCAGTAAAACTATTTAGACCCCGACGTAGGTCCTGAAATCATTATCGTCGAGAACACTATCTATATTGTTTATAACCTTTTCGTTGGTCCAACCACCTGCCTTCTCTTGTTTTGTAGTAAATCTATAACGCTCAAACTTAAACTGTACATCTAATCTCATCACTTCTGAATTACTGTTGCCGAAGGTCATTGTACCTAGGTTGAATGGATATGCTCCATTGAATCTCCATATACCAACTGCTTTATTCAAACGTGTTTGATATTTTTGTCCTTTCTTCACGGTCTGCACGATAAAGTTAGATCCTCTCTCCCATTTCCTTACAATAATGTCACAAATATAATCATCATAGAAACTGACTCTGTTCTCACCATCAGGTGCAATAGAATTCATCCAAGTCTCAAAGAAATTTCTATGCCACTGGTTCTTTGTCACTAAGAATGACACTGCTAGTTCATTAGGTGTCTGTCCTGTTACATATGATCTTTGAAGACCAAAGTTCTGAGTGTCTCCAGTCGTCAAGTTTCTTGAAGGGATAGTAACTTGATCAGCAAAATAATTTACAGCGTCATAATATTCTCTACCATATGCAATCGTCCCACCACCATTAAGTGCTGCAGATCCCAAGACACCAGGGAATCCAATCTCTACAGAGTAAAGATTACCACGGGAGGGTTCCCACGCTCCCTTAGAAACGAGGTCTGTGAATGATCTAAATGAATTGGGTGCTGCGTATGACATCAGAGTTTCTTTAATACTAACGACGTTGGTACGGATATGTTTCTTCCGTTGACAGTGGTTACAAATTCTTCGGAGGGAATCAAACCAATATCTGCCCACTCAGAGTTTTCAATGCTGTAATAGGGTGATAAAACATTACTTCGCAAGTATTTATGCAGAGTAACAGGAGGTGGTGACGGAGTGAACCCTGAGACCCGTGCTTGAGGTGGTAGATAGTGTACATTAGCACCCCAAAAGTGGTTCGTTGACTCACCTATGACATACACCAAAGGATATTTGTCCCAGAACTGATACTTCTCTGCATACTCTGCTGCATACTGGAAAGTACATACTCCTCCCACAGCAGGACCATCTATACCACGACCTGATAGGTAGAAGAACAATTGACTCCTCCACCAAGAAGGTGCCTGTGCTCTATTGTTTGCTAGATCTTTTAGATCTTGATAGACGCTCATACTTTGAGTTCTTTTTCTGTGAGTATAATAAATTTCATCTTACGATCTGCACAATACTCACGTGCTGCCTTCCACTTCGCCTGATTGACTCCGTACGTGGCAATCTCTGTCAATAATCTCTTAGTCTTCCTACCTTTTTTAGGTGGAAGAGTTTGTGCCTTGGGTTTTACCTCCACTATATATTTAGTAGTACCAGAGGAAGTTCTTCCTTTGATGTAGAAGTCTGGAAAATATCTGTGTATTCTATTGTCAATAGGTGAGATATATGGAATGATTATCTCCTCTGAACCCCATTCCATTACGTTTGCATTCTTATCGCACCATACCATTAATTTACGTTCCCACAAACTCCTATAAATAATATTCGTAGGGTCACCTTTGTATTTTCCTGGGTAACTAGGTCTGAACCTTCCAGAATAACTTCGCTGCATATGACTACCCCACTAGTTTACCCAAGAACATTGCCGACCGATATACTCGGGTCGAGACGTGAGATCTCTCGTGAAGATACTTTTGCGACTAAACTCGTAGATTATCTTAAAATTCAAGTGTACGATCCTCAACAGGGTGGTAATCCTTATACTTATGTAGGTAACAACGGTAAACCCGTAGCAGAACCTTTTAGAAATGCATCTGATGCAGGATTAGTTGGTAATGTATTTTTATATTTACCTAATGGTTTACAAGAAAATTATACAGCGATGTATAATGAAACCACTTTAGGTGCAGCAGGTCTTGGTGCTATGCAAGCAGCATCAAATCCGACTCAAGGAAATGCTGTTAATACTCTACAAGAAACAGCAGGATCTTTAAAACCAGAGTTTTTAATGAACTCAATATCATCTGCTATTGGTACAGTTAACTCTACTCTAGGTGCAGGTGGAGATATTGATGGCAATGCTTTGTCTGCCATTGCAACTAAGAAAATATTCAACCCATACCAAGAAGTTACATTCAAAGGTGTGGCATATAGAAACCACACATTTAACTTTAAGATTGCACCACGTAATGCTAAGGAAGCACAAGAAGCACTAGGTATATTCAAACTCCTTCGTTTTGCTATGCATCCTACGATGTCTGGTAGTAATGCTGATGCGATCAAGAAGATGTTTAAGTTAGGTCTCACCAGCACTGATCAAGAAACTAGAGATAATGCAGAAAAAGCAACAAATGCTCTTTCAACAGGGAATGGTACTGATGTAGGAACTCTGAACAACGCTAGGTTCCTAAACATTCCAAACTATTTCAGACTCGGTATTGTTCGTGTCAAAGCACAAGAGACTGAGAGTGGTGATGATCTTAGGATTACAGGCAATGGTGGTATGCTCAAGAGTATTCACTCATTCCCTTCCAAGGTTGTACTTGAGAATCTACAGTTGAATACATCACCTGATAACTTTATGAATACTTTGAGAGACATTACTGATAACACTTGGGACTATGGTCCAGTTGCATATACAATGACTCTCACCTTCAAGGAAACTCAATTCCTTACTTCAGATATGTTCGCAAGAGGAGGTTCCTAATGGCATATTTTAAATATTTACCTAACGTATATGTAAGAAACAGAACGTTCCTTAATGGTACCCATCCATATGAACTGACTGTTAATATCTTCCGTCGTATTAAGATCCGAGATCTATACAAAGGAGAACTTTTAGGGTTCACTAAGTATGCTATCAAAGATAACGAACGTCCTGATCAAATTGCAAAGAATGCATATGGTGATAGTGGATTAGACTGGATTGTTTTACTTGTGAACAACATCATCAATGTAAACACTGAATGGCCAGTGACAAGAGAGGACCTTTATAAGATATGTGTAGACAGATTCGGTACTGTAGATAGTGTACATCACTATGAAACTAAAGAGGTTAAAGGTCAGAATGGTGAAGTGATTCTACCTGAAGGTCTTCAAGTCAATGAGAATTTTCAGTACATCAAACCAGATGGTACCCTGACTCCTAAGAATGATTCTCGTAGACCTGTCAGTAACTATGAAACGATGGATGAAGAGAATGAATTCAAACGTCAGATCTATTTGCTACGTGGTGCATACGTTGATGACTTTGTGAATGAGTTCAGAAGACTCAGCAAGTATCTACCTAATGATGAAGTAGATTCTGATGGCAATAAGAAAACCCCTACCACACTGGCAGAGGAGTTCATTGGTATTACTAACTATAGAAAACCAAGTCAGAGCACAGCGTCAACTGGTTCTGCACGTGGTGGTGGATCATCTACTGCTCTCATTGCATCTGGTGGTGGGTCAGGTACTGCAGGTGTTGCAGCAGCAGTAGCAACAGAAGTAACTACTGGGACTAGCAGTACAGGTACAACAAGTAATAGCACTACATCATACAATACAGAGACAGCAAGCAGCAGTTCGTCATCATCCAGTTCCAGTTCTAGTTCTTCCTCATCTAGTTCTTCTTCATCCTCTGGATCATCTGGATCCTCAGGAGGATATTAATGCTTTGTATTGAAGGAGCACAATCTCTTAAATTAGAGTGTGCTCTTCGTGAATTAGGGTTTGTAGATATAGGTTGGAAAACTGTAGCACACGCAGGTATATTTTTTGTGCAACCAGTAGGAGTTCCTGATGTTCCAGACGGAGATCTCCTAGGATTTCTTGTGACTATTCCATACGCAGAATGGCGGCGTCCTAAACTTAAGACGACCGCCAAACTTGCTTTAGATTATGCTCTAGGTTAGAAACACCAACCGTTTTTCTTGTAGATATAACACGGTGTTCCGTGTTCGTTATGCTTATTAGGTGTGAAGTATTCACCGTGATTGTGATCACCGTGGTAGTGATGATGTCTTCGCTTGGGGACTGGTGTGTACCAACATG